CAAGAGCATCGAGGACATGGTCAAGATGCTAAACAACTATGACCGCACATTCTATACATCAGTCGGTTATCAGTTTCCTGCATTCCCAAAGCCGCCTGCTGGCTCCAAGTACAAGCGTGGTGGTGACTACTTCTTGTCTGAGTACGCACCACGACTTGCTCGTGAGTTAGCTGAGTGGCTACAACGATCTAATGCTAAGAAGGATCTACGTGAGATCGGTGAGTTCATGTTTGAATGGAATCGACGCAATGGTTTACGTGTCTATCAGTTCCAATATGCTGCAGTTCTTGCTGACATCGCTGATTGGTACCCGCAGTATGTCAACTTAGACTCGATGTTTTATTATGGCACAAATGCCGTAGAGTGTATTAACTACCTAGCAGTTCCGACTAAGAAGATGAATCAGATGGAATTCCTAGATAAAGTAATGGAGAAGATATATGACGATACGTCCTCTGTTCCGTACAATGCGGAAGACGTCTGCTGCGACTTCATCAGATGGGTCGAAAACTACGTCCGCCCCGGCGCGCACTACGACCATTTGGACTTCGACGGAGTCTGGTCATCGTGTAGGATTAAGGATCACCCGTACGGAAGACAAAAGGCTATGCTCGACCTTAATCTCGTCAGCACCTTTAACGGAATGACTGCACACCCATCTGATGACTATATAATTAAGAGAGTAGGTCTGTCTGTTGAGCAGTACAAAGAGATGGTGAAGGGATTAAACTATGTCTCATGATACACACGTCATCGATGGTATTAACAAAGACGCTAGACTCTATCCTGGTTGCACTATTGAGGAAGCTAGGGACTATTATCTCACTTTAGCTGAGGGATGGACACCTTATAATCCAGATCCTGTAGTCGTCATGCATGATGGTATTCGTGTCGTGCGTGATGACATGATCGTAGGCACTAAGACACGTGCCGGTGATCTTCTCATGTCAAGAACTAACCATGACACGATCGTGTACTCACAGCCACGCACTGGTCTTGCTGGTGTTTCTATCCTAGACGCTGCTCGTCGTCATAACAAGAAGGTTGTCTTGTTCATGCCAGCAGCTAAACAGATATCACTTCATCAAGCATGCTGCATCGAGCGGGGTGCTATCCCTATCTTTAAGCGTATCGCTGCAATGCCTAATCTAAACAAGTATGCTAAGGAGTGGGCCGATGACAATAATGCTTTCTTCATTCCCCTCGGTCTTAGACACGAGCTGGCTACTGCTGCTATTGTACACGCTGCTTCTACTATTGAACCACCTGATCACGTCTATCTGGCAACATCAACGGGAGTACTCTCGCGAGCACTTCAGATTGCATGGCCAAAAGCCTGGTTTAATTCTATCGCTGTCGCACGCAATCTCAAGGAAGGTGAGCTCGGAAGGGCTGATGTAATATCCGAGCCGTTAGACTTTAATACACCCGAGAAGCCAGAGAATATGCCACCATTCCCAGCGATCCCTACGTATGACGCCAAGGTCTGGAAGTATATTCCTAAGAATACCGGCTTAAATATTTTAATGTGGAATGTCGGTCCGGACCCTGTTTTACAAAATCCTGATATATATAATACAGTTGACTCGTATCGTGACTGGGATAAAAATATACAATGAGAGCTCTTCTAGCGTCGCCGTTCGCGACTATATCAAATAATACAGCATCGCACCGCGCTGCTCAGGCAGTCATCTATGCAGACCAGATTAAACAGTCTGGCATAGACATCACAGTTAATATGGCAGGAGATAATTATTATGAAGACTTTAACAAGTTTGATGTCCTCTACGTTTATCATGGCAATGATTGGGGTGGCACTCTTAACCTTTTCGGGGGGCTCTCTGATACTCCTGTTGTCGATAATCTTATTAATATCTCAAAGTTTAAGGGTACAGTCTTCTCACTAATCATTCCATTCCCTGACTACTATCAGATGGTAGCTAAGCGCATGGAAGGTAACAACGGTGTCGATCCTAAGTGGCATGATGTCGACTGGGATAATATCAAGCGTATGGTCAATGCACCGGTTGTTGATCCTAATAAGTTGTCGATCTATCGCAATGCTGCTATCGGTGATAGTCATGCTATCTGTATGTATCGTCCAGGTTGGATGGTAAACTCAGTTCCATTTAAGACACTACACGGTGCCCTTAAGCAAGGCCTCAAGTCATTCTTACCAATACCAAATATTGAGTATAACGAGCTAGAATTCTATTTCGGCAATATCGATATACGTCATCATCTAATGAGACAGGCTGATCCTGCCACTGCGACTATAGAGTTGGTTCGTAAGTACTTTGAGCAGGCAAAAGAGCTTAATACTAATGTAAAGATCTATGAGCCGCTTCCTATTGAGGATGTATCTCGCAAACTACCAAAGACTGGATACTATAAGGGAACTCCTTACTATGGCACGTGGGAAGAGAGAACTGCCATACGCAAGATCTTTATCACCGAGTGCGAGAGACAAGAGACCTATAGAGTTAAACTATATCGTTGGAACCGCCATATGCTGAATAGCAAGGGTGAGTTAGACTTTAAGTTTATGGAGAAGCCTAAGTCAGTTCACTTATCGCGTGAGCACTATCCACACTGGCAGGGCTTAGAGTATAACAATATAGTTGTGAATGGATTGAGTGAGTTTATATGATGGAGAACGATATGGATTATTTTAAAGATGGTGCTATAGGCGCACTAACAGCTGATGATATTAATATGCTTGGCACGCCAATGTTTGGATCTACAGGTGGTAACATGTATTATACAGGTACTACTGATCCTACAGGCAGATTTGTTGAGACAGATATCAACATGGCTTTTAATATAACAAAGGTAGATGTATCTAAAACTATTCAATATAAATACAACGAAAGTGTGTACATAACTGAGATTTTAGAGTATATTAATAATACATACGGCGAGCATTACTCGCAGAACAAGTTTCAAGCCACAGAGTTTATTATTGATTCTGGCCACGGTACAGGCTTCTGTATGGGCAACGTCATGAAGTATGCCCAACGTTATGGTAAGAAGGGTTCTCCAGCCGACTGGAGAAAAGATCTAATGAAAGTGATTCACTATGCTATTATGCAATTGCATGTACATGACAAGGAGACTAAATAATGGAAATTAATATTCCGATCGAGGATCTTCGTAAGCGCAAGCTATTCCTCGCAACACCTATGTATGGTGGCCAGTGTGCTGGCATGTTCACGAAGTCGATCGCCGACCTCTCTGCACTCTGCACCAACTATGGTATCCCACTTCAGCTCTACTTCCTCTTTAATGAGTCGTTGATCACTCGCGCGCGTAACTACTGCGTCGACGAGTTTATGCGCTCTGAGGCAGAGCACCTTATGTTCATCGACTCTGACATCGGATTTAATCCACACGATGTTATCGCTCTAATGGCACTTCAAGCTCAAGAGCCAGAGAAGTATAACATCATCGGTGGACCTTACCCTAAAAAGTGCATCAGCTGGGAGAAGATCAAGCTCGCAGTCGATAAGGGACTTGCTGATGAGGATCCGGGCAATCTCGACAAGTATGTCGGTGACTATGTATTCAATCCTAAGCAGAACACTGGCTCGATCGCTATCGGTGAGCCATGTGAAGTTCTTGAGATTGGTACAGGCTTCATGATGATCACAAAGGATGCTTGTAAGAAGTTTGTTGAGTCTTATCCTCAATATAGCTATCGTCCTGACCATGTTCGCACAGAGGCGTTTGACGGCTCTCGTGAGATCATGCAGTTCTTTCAGGCTGAAATCGATCCTAAGTCAAAGCGCTATCTCTCTGAAGACTATTGGTTCTGCCAGAAGGTTCAAGAGATCGGGCTCTCTACTTGGTTCTGTCCATGGATGAAGCTACAACATGTCGGCTCGTACATCTTTGGTGGATCACTCGCTGATCTCGCACAGATCGGCGCGTCTGCTACTGCCGACCCTGAAGCCTTGAAGAAGAAAAAGAAGTAAGGAGTATACTATATTATGAATAACGTGAAGTTTGATACGAAGACGGTTAATGTACTAAAGAGCTTCTCTTTAATCAATCCGTCCATGTTGTTCAAGGAGGGAGACACCATCACTACGGTGTCTCCACTCAAGAACATCTTTGCTCGTGCTACTGTTCCAGTCAACTTTACTAAGAGGTTTGCTGTCTATAGCTTGAGTCGTTTCCTTAATACTATGTCACTATTCAATGAGCCAACTATCACTGTGACAGATCGCTTTGTCACTATCACTGATGGGTCTAACACTAAGAACGTAAACTATACTATAGCAGAGGAGTCTACGATTCCTATGCCTTCAACTAAAGAGCCTAACTTCCCTGAGGGTGAAGTTAAGTTTAGCTTGACTATCGATAGCATTAAGGACATCGAGCG